ACTCTGACGTTTACTGTAAAGGGCTACTTGTTTGGTCCGACACGTAAGGCAGAGATCATTAAGGACATTGACGTCAATATCAGAATCCCTGCCAAAGGCCAAGAGATTGTTGCTAACACATTGAACACACCTGCTGTGACTATCAATGTTCAGCCTGGATTGCTGGCTAATGGATCCCCGACATCAAACGCTGCAGCTTCTGTTCCGCCTGGTAATATCAAGGCGTCCGATAACTACGGCTTCCTGATTGACTTCACGGAGAACATGTGATGTCAGAAATTGATGATGCTCTCGGCTTGAATCCTATTACTCCTTATAGGGATATAACCCAGTATCCCCCAAAACGCGATGAAGGTCAACAGGAAAATGACCTTGATTTCGCAAGAGAGAATCTTTATGATGCGGTCGTAAAGAGCCAAGCTGCGGTAGAGGATATGATCCAGATTGCTCAGCAGTCTCAGCATCCGAAGGCTTATGAAGTCCTTAACTCTCTTATCAAAACATTTGCAGACGTAAGCTCAGGCATTGCGGACCTTCAGATCAAGAAACAGAAGCTGCAAGGCAACCAACCCAATCCGGATGAAAATAAGACCGTCAACAACAATTTGTTTGTGGGCTCGACAGCAGAGCTGCAGAAGATGCTACAGGATCTGAAGTCAAGTGATACCTAATATGGACAGGGGTTACAACGGTAACCCACTACTGAAGAAGTCGAGAAAGCAACTCCAGTGGACGCAAGAGATGCTCCAGGAGTGGCTTAAGTGCGCTCAGGATCCTATCTACTTCGCAGAGAAGTACATCAAGATTGTTCACGTTGATCACGGATTCATTCCGATAAGGCTATATGACTACCAAAAAGACATCATTGTTAAGCTCACTAACAACCGCCGTGTTACGGTGGTCACCTCTCGCCAGGCTGGTAAGACCACTACAGCGGCTGCGATTATATTACACTATATTCTCTTCAATGATCACAAGACAGTAGCACTTCTTGCCAACAAGGGTGACGCTGCTCGTGAAATCCTCGATCGTATTAAGCTGGCCTATGAAGCCCTGCCTGATTGGTTGCAGCAAGGTGTAGACGAGTGGAACAAAGGCTCGATCACTCTTGAAAATGGTTGTAAGGTTATTGCAGCTGCGACTAGCTCATCAGCGATTCGTGGTAAGTCTATCTCACTTCTGTACATCGATGAAGCTGCATTCGTTGAGAACTGGGACGAGTTCTTCGCTTCGGTTTTCCCAACGATTTCATCAGGTGAAACTACCAAGATTCTATTCACCTCCACTCCCAATGGCCTCAATCACTTCTATAAGACATGTGAGGGTGCTAAGAACGGAACCAACGGCTATCAGTATGTTGAAGTGCCTTGGCAAAAGGTTCCAGGTCGTGGAGAAGCGTGGCACAAAGAAACTCTCGGCGCGATGGACTTCGACTATGAGAAGTTCGCTCAGGAATTCGAATGTGCATTCCAGGGTTCATCTGGCACGCTGATCTCTGGTGCTTGCTTAAAGACTCTTGTTGCTCGAATTCCTATCGCAGAGCAAGGTGGTCTGAGCCAATTCTATAAGCCTGAAAAGGATCATAAATACGTCATAGTAGTAGACGTTTCTAGAGGCAAGGGATTAGACTATTCTGCCTTCCAAGTCATTGATACTACAATAATGCCGTATCAGCAAGTATGTGTTTTTAAAAACAACATGATCACTCCGCTTGATTATGCAGGAACCATACATAATATATCTAAGATGTATAACGATGCAGTTATTCTAGTCGAATCTAATGATGTAGGCGCTCAGGTAGCAGACTCACTTCATTATGACTATGAAAGCGAACTACTCGTATACACAGAGAATGCTGGTGCAAGAGGGAAGAGAATCTCTAGTGGATTCAAGAACTCCGAGCGAGGAGTGAGAACAACAAAGACTGTAAAAGCAATTGGCTGCTCTATGTTGAAGCTACTTGTTGAGCAGCATCAACTGATCATCAACGATCACAACACTATTTACGAATTGTCCAGATTTTCTAAGAAGGGGCATTCCTACGAAGCAGAGCCAGGATGTAACGATGACCTTGTAATGGGTCTCGTCTTGTTTGCTTGGATGTCGGATCAACAATACTTCAAAGATTTAACTGACATTAACACATTGCTCAAACTCAGAGAAAAATCTGAGGAAGATATGGAAAATGAATTGACTCCTTTCGGGTTCCTCAGCGAAGGCCATGATGATGATTACACACAGGTGTTAGAAGTAACATCTGAGACAGCTTCGTTTGAGCAGCTGATGACACTGTAGTCTATTAATTTATAAATATGACACGCAATTAAACTATAAGAACTTCTTAAGGGAGACTAACATGGCGGTACAAAATTTTGGTTCAGGTGGTGGTGGATACCAAGTAAGCCCAGGCATTAACATTTCAGAAATCGATCTTACAACGGTAGTTCCTGCAACTTCCACGACTGTAGGCGCTATTGCTGGTGTGTTTCGCTGGGGCCCAGTTGGCGTTCGCTCGCTTGTAACCTCAGAAAACGATCTGGTAAGAAAGTTTGGTAAACCAACTTCTATCAATCCAGAAACATTCTTCACAGCAGCTAGCTTCCTTGGCTACTCAAACGCGCTTTACGTTTCGCGTGCTGCAAACACAACTACTGTGCTTTCTGCTATTGCGAACACAGGAGCTGGTGGTATTGCAAACGTTTCAACAACTATCAAGAATACGGATGACTACGATACTAAGGATGGCACATTCAATGCTGACATCGATTTCATCGCTAAGTATCCTGGCGCACTCGGCAACTCGCTTAAGATTTCTGTCTGTGATTCGGTAAACGCTTATTCTTCATCTGTTGACTTTGCTGGCGAGGCGAGCTATCGTAATTCACTTCTGACACTTGCGGTTGGATCTAACACAGCTACGGTTGCCGTTTCTAACACAAACGGTGTTGGTGTTACTCTAGCACAAGCTAACACAGAAGCAACTCGTCTTGCGGCTCTTCTAGCAGCTGGCGATATCATCGAAGTTGGTAACACATCAATCGGCAAGCAGACGCTTAAGATCACAGGTGTTACAGGTGCTAACAACGGTACTGACTATACACTTGCTACCGGAGTCGCTTCATCAAACACCACTGCTTTGATATACGCTGCCCCAACTGCACAGTCTTCAGGTCTGAACGTTGGTGATCAGGTAATTATTACTGGCTATGCTACAACTGCATATAACGTAACAGCTACGGTTGCTGGTGTTAACTCGACTGCATTCTTTGTTGCAGGTGTTTCTAACCCAGCTGGCGATTCAGGCACTGGTTCGGCTGCAGTTGCAGACAGTGATTCGGTAACATTCCAAATCACGTTTGACGCTCCTCTGAAACTGTCAACTGCTGTTTCAGCTAACGCTGTTACACGCTACTGGGAATACTTCAACCAGGTTGATTCGGCTCCAGGCACATCGCTGTTCCAGTCGCAAACGACTACGGGCAACACATCAGCTCGTGATGAAGTTCACGTAGTTGTTGTTGATGAAGATGGTGGTTTCACAGGCTCGCCTGGTACAGTTCTTGAAGTTTACAAGGGTCTGTCGCGTGCGCAGGACGCTAAGAACTCAGATGGTTCGGTAAACTACATTAAGACAGTTCTCAACGAGCAGTCACAGTATGTTTGGTGGGCTTCTCAAAATGCAAATGCTCCAGTAGCACTTGCAAGCGCTATTGCTTCATCGACAAACTCTCGTCCTTCGACTATCTCGTTTGTGGGTGGGACTGATAACGACGAAACGTCAATTCCATTTGCTGACACAGCTCGTGCATATGACCTGTTTGCTTCGGCAGAAGAAGTAGATATTTCCCTACTTCTAACAGGGATGTCGCCAGCTGGTGGTACGAATGGCGAACAGCAAGCCAACTATCTGATCGACAACATTGCAGAAGTTCGTAAGGACTGCGTAGTGTTCGTTTCGCCTCAGAAGGCAGACGTTGTTAACCAGACAACTGCAGCGGCTCAGAACATTGTCGACTTCCGTAACTCAGTTCGTTCTTCATCATTTGCGGTGATGGATTCGGGTTATAAGTACATGTACGACAAGTACAACGATGTTAACCGTTGGGTTCCACTGAACGGTGATATTGCTGGTGTGTGCGTTGTTACAGACAACTCACGTGATCCATGGTATTCGCCAGCTGGTACGAACCGCGGTCAGATCCGTAACTCAATCAAGCTCGCTTTCAATCCTGCAAAGGCTGAAAGAGATCTTCTTTACAAGAACGGCATCAACCCAGTAATCTCTTCACCAGGTGAAGGTACGATTCTGTTTGGTGACAAGACGCTACTTGCTAAGCCATCAGCATTCGATCGCATCAATGTTCGTCGTCTCTTCATCGTTCTTGAAAAGTCGATTGCTCGTGCTGCTAAGTCGCTGATGTTCGAATTCAACGACGAATTCACACGTACACAGTTCCGCAACCTCGTTGAGCCATTCCTAAGGGATGTTCAGGGTCGCCGCGGTATTACAGACTTCAAGGTAGTTTGTGACGGTACAAACAATACAGCAGAGGTTATTGACTCGAACCGCTTCGTTGGCGACATCTACGTGAAGCCAGCACGTTCGATCAACTTCATCCAGCTGAACTTTGTTGCTGTGAGAAGCGGTATTGAATTCTCCGAGATCGTTGGCTAAGAGATAAATAAAGATACAAGGAGATCAATAAATGGCTTTTAATATCAACGAGATGAGAGCAGGTCTGGCGCTGGGTGGGGCTCGTCCCACCCTGTTCCGAGTTGAACTGACAAACCCAGTCAACAACGAATCAGATGCAATCGCACCGTTCTTGATTCGTGCCACAACCCTTCCTTCATCAACAATCAACCCAATCGAAATTCCATATTTCGGTCGTAAGATCAAGATTGCTGGTGACCGTACATTCGACACATGGGCTGTTACGGTTATGAACGACGAAGACTTCCGTATTCGTCACACAATGGAACAGTGGCACAACCAAATCAACTCGCTGCAAACTAACCTTAACCTCAATGCTGACTCATCGCCGTCTAACTACAAGTCGACTGCTCTGGTAACTCAGTATGGTAAGGACGGCGCAGAGCTTCGCAGATACAAGTTCAATGGTATCTTCCCAACGGAAATCTCAACCATTGACCTTGATTGGGATTCGACAGACCAGATCGAAAACTTCTCAGTCACATTTGCATACGATTGGTTCGAAATAGATGGTGGTAATACCGGTCTAATCGGCTAAGCGATATATAATATTATAAGAAAGTGAAACATGCAGTTATTTGGCTTCGAAATTAAAAAGAAGATAGAAGACCAGGCACCCGTCTCGTTTGCCCCCAAGCAAACTGATGACGGGGCCATGGTTGTCCAGAGCGGCGGAGTCTATGGGACTTACGTCGATCTCGACGGTTCCATCAGAACAGAGACAGAACTCGTTACTAGGTATCGAGAGATGGCTATGCATCCTGAGATCGAAACCGCTATCGACGATGTGGTGAATGAAGCTATTGTTGGCAACCCTGACAAAGAGCCAGTCGAGATCAACCTTGACGATCTTCAACAGCCAGATAAGATCAAAGCTCTAATCACCGAGGAATTCAAAAACATCCTCGGCCTACTGCATTTCAACGAATATAGCTATGAAACATTCAGAAAGTGGTATGTTGATGGTAGACTATACTATCATGTGATCATCGACAACACTAATCCGAGAGACGGGATCCAAGAGCTTCGCTACATTGATCCTAAGCATATTCGTAAGATTCGTGAGCAGAAGAAAAAGAAGACTGAGAACGGTGTTCCTGTTGTCCAAGATGGCGCAGAGTATTACATCTATAGCGATAAGGGCTTTGTAAAGGCTCCTGGAGCTACTACTTCGAATGCTCGGGGTATCAAGATTGCTAAGGACTCAATCGTTAATGTAATGAGTGGAATGACTAATCCTAACGGAGATCTTGTTCTTTCTTATCTGCACAAAGCAATCAAACCACTGAACCAGCTTCGTTCGCTTGAAGACTCATTGGTCATCTATCGTATATCTCGTGCTCCGGAGCGTAGAATCTTCTACATCGACGTGGGCAACCTTCCTAAGATGAAGGCAGAGCAATACGTCCGTGATATGATGACTCGCTTCAAGAACAAAGTTGTTTATAACTCTGACACTGGTGAGATCAGAGACGACCGTAAGTTCATGACGATGCTAGAAGACTTCTGGCTTCCACGTCGTGAAGGTGGCAAAGGAACAGAAATTACTACCCTGCCAGGTGGTCAGAACCTTAGCCAGATTGATGATATTGTGTACTTCCAAAAGAAGCTATACAAGTCACTGAATGTTCCTATCGGCAGACTGGAGCCAGAGACTGTATACAACCTTGGTCGTTCGACAGAAATCTCCAGAGACGAAATTAAGTTTTCTAAGTTTGTAGAGCGTTTGAGAATGAGGTTCTCACAGATCTTCACAAAGATCCTAGAGCGTCAGCTTGTCCTTAAGGGCATCGTTACGCTAGAAGAGTGGCCAGAGTTTGAGCGCGCAATTAGATACGATTACACTGTCGATAACTACTTTGCCGAGCTGAAAGAAACAGAGATCCTACGTGACCGCGTTTCGATGCTTAGAGACATTGATGACTATGTTGGCAAGTATTATTCGAACGAGTGGGTTCGTAAGAACGTTCTTCATCAGACAGATGAAGAGATGAAAGATATTAACAGTCAGGTTGAAGCAGAGAAGGCCGCTGGAATCATCCAATCAGATGATGAAGAGCAGGCCGCACAGACGCAACCTAGAGGAACATAAATAGTTAGAATGGAGTTTTTATGACAGATTACACTACGACAGACATTCTTAATTTCAGCGCAGCTTCGCAACCTTTGCGAGTTGCAGACGCTTTT